GCCTTCCATGCTCTTCTCAAGACCACGACGCATAGCGAGCTTCAAGCCTTCTGGCGCATCAGTCTGTACCCACCATGCAGTGGTCGAGGTGATACGCGAAAGGTTGGCTTGGCCTTCGCTCAACAGACCCATCGAATTGACGGGGTTGATATCGTTGTTCGCGGTGCCTGCACGCAATGTGGACTTCAGCAAAACTTCAGCTTGGAACACGTTCGAAGGACCGGAAACGATCTTCTTAGGTGTCAAGCGGATGCGCTTGCCGTTGTTGTCTACTGCGTTGCGGATCTGGATGAGCATCTGCTCAAGCGAGGTCTGCGACAGGTTGGCTGCGGTCGAAAGCTGGTTCGAGAACGTACCAGTTGCGATCGGGTGGTTGTTTGCGACCAACGATACGCCGTCGCCGCCTGCATACGCGCCGTTGAAGGCACGGTTCAGGATGTTGGCACCAAGGGTTTCCTTGGTTTCGATCAGCGACTGTGCAAGGTGACGAGCATAGGTCTGACCGATACGGATGTGATCGCCATCTTCCACCAGAACCTTTGTCAATGCAAAGGCAAGGCCGTAGACGCGGTACACGTAGCGCTGGATGAACAGCACGCCGCCGGATTGGTACGTGACAGGCATGCCGTCTGGCAATTCTGGCGCGGCACCAAAGCCGAACAGGACAGGCTCTTCGTGGTAGTTACGGGGAATACCCTTAAACTCTTTGAAGACCTGCGCCCATTCATCAGCGCGTTGATCGTAGATGCCGTTGAACTCTTCGTTAAGAATTGGTTCAACGATTGAACGGAAGTCTGTACTCCGCATTGGGGTAGCCATTGTTCAAGCCCTCCTTAGTATGCGGCCACGTTAGCGACGTTTTGATGTTCGCTAATTTGGACCTGAGCGATGACGAAGTTGTCACCCCAGTTGTTGTCGGGACCGGGAGTAATCCCGATGAGGCGGACTTGAGCGTTTGCAGCAGCGGTCGAAACTGCCAACATCATCTGGCTGAGGCCCACAGTCTGTGAGCCGGTGCCGATGGTGGTGAAGTCGTACTGCTTACCAATGTCGGCTACGTTCAGGGCGGCGTCGCTCTGGACTTCGTAGACAATGGTTGGGTCAAGTGTAACGTACGCAACGATGTCAGTCGCGGCGAGCGATGCAGTCCACTTGTTGGACACGCGACGGCGACCGTCACTGTCCGTGAACTCAACGCCTTGGAAGGTGCCGATGAAAGCGGCACCGACAGCGGCTGCAACAATAGTACCTTCCGTTTCGCCACCAGATGTTGCTGGCGCGATGCGGACGGGTTGGTTCTGCAAAATATTAACGGCGTAGCCAGTCTGGATCGTGAAGGCGGTAGGACGAACCACACCGCTTGGCGAATAGACAGGACGTAGGCCGAACGGTTGTGATACCGAAGACATAGCCTTAAACCTCTTGTTAAATGGATGAAACCGTCATCAGTCGAAAAGACCAATGCGCGGATTATGCTCACGCATTTCCATCAATCCGTCGCCTTCGAACAACGTGCTGCCTGAACCTTCTGCCTGTTGCCGCATGATCTCTGCGGTCTCGGCCAGCTTGTTCTCCTCACGTAACGGAGCATCGTGGTGAGCTTCCTGCATAAACCTTTGATACAAGGTTTCGGGCAGCTTAAACGCGATCATCTCGTTGACACCAATCATTCCAGACCATTCGCCTGTCTTGACTGAGGCGAACTCCATGCCCGGCACCTCCGACGCTTTAATCGGCTCGTAACCGAGCTGAATGCGACGGTGGATAGGGTCACGAGGGTTCGTCGTCGTGAGCCAGCACATGTGATATCCCGGTATATTCGGTAGATCAGGTAGTGCGTCATTAAATAACTGCGCCCGGAACATCTCGAGCCGGTCGTCATCAGTCACTTCGCGATTTTCGGAGACCTGTCGGTCCTCCATTTCGCGTGACTGCCGTCCTACACCGAGTTCCTTCTTCAAACGCTCATCAGTATTACTTGTCATGTTGTCTCACTCCGTTGTTTCAGCGAGCCGAACTTTTGTCGTAAGCCTGATAAGCCTTCAGCATTTGGTTACGACGTGGAACGTCATCCCAAATACCTGCGTCTATCATAGCCTGTTTCCGTTCGGGTGTCACGTAGATTTCTTTCTTAGTCGAAACGGGCGCGTGCTCACGCGTCGTTCCGGTCGGGGGTGCCTTGCGTTTGCTAGGACTTGCGCGGGTTTCCGCCTCGTCGTCGCCAATGCGTGCGGCCACGCGGCGGGTCAGCTCGTGCCAGTAGTCGGCGTCCTTGGGGTTGTACCCCTCGGCGGCGAGCTGGTTGTCGATGACCTTCGTGATGGCGCTGTCCTCGTCACGGCCGCTGGGGTCGTACCATGGGTTCGCGTTCATCCATTCCTTTGCGTAGTTTACCACGCGCGGGTCAGGGCCGGGGTTGGCGTGCTGTTGGCGGACTTGCTCCACCTGCTGCTTCTGCTGCCACAGTTGCTGCGCCTCGTACTGCGCCTCGTCGCGCAGACGCATCGCCGTTGCCACGTCGTCACCGTTGCCGGCCTCGACTGCGCGTGCGATGATCGCCTCGGCCTGCTTCACGTCGGCCTGAGCCTGCGCAATGCGTTGGTCGATGGCGTTTACATTGCTGGCAAGCGTGTTGCCCTCAATGGCAGAGACGCGACGCAGTAGCGTATCGTTCTGTTGTCGCAGTTCGGCAAGCTCGCGGTCTGCGTGTTCCTTCGCACGCCTCTGCCGCTCGCGCTGCTTCTGGCGCTTGACGTTGCTGCGGCTTTTGCTGGTGATTTCCTCGTCACTGTCGTCTTCGCTGTCGCCAAGCCGCTCGTCGCCGTCATCATCGTCATCGTCATCACTATCGTCGGCGTCGTCTTGTACAGGTTCCTGTACAGGTTCTTCGCCTTCGATGATTTCGAAATCGTCGTCTTCTGTAATTTGGTTGTCAGCCATATCTATGCTCCTAGAGGAATGCCTTGACGGCAAGCGGGTCACCAGTGACCTTGCCCACCAAATCAAGATCGTTGAAGATTACGACGACGGCCTCTTCTCCGTCGTCGGTCTTTACCGTCCAACGGTCGCCGCCGTAACGGGGCACGCGGACGAAGTCACCGACTTCGCACCACGACCCTTCGGGCCACTGTTCCATTGTGTTGCGGTTCTTGAACGCGAGGCTGCCGATGTCGATGACCTTGGCTACCTGCGTGTTGTAGTGCTCCGTCTCGCGGACGTCGCCCGTCAGGATGATGCCACCCTTCGTCTTCGTCTTGGGCGTACGGATCTGGCACAGGACGCGCGAGCCGAACGGCTTCACGCCTGCGTCACAGGGTGGGAATGCCTCGTCGATGCCGTCGTAACTAAACTCGACGCTGTTTCCATTTATCTGCATGTGTGCTCCTAAAATTCACGTTTGTTGTCCTCCGCGACCGTGTCGATCAGGATTTCCTTGGCCCGCTGCAACCCAGCGTAGAGGCCAACGACACGCCCATAATCGAACTCGGTCTTGCCGGACGGCCTCTCCATCGCCTCAACAGCCATTGCTGCCTGTTCTGTCTCGAGACGTTGGAGGAGGGTTTCTATTCTCATGCTGGTGTCTTGGGTGACTTACCAACAGGAGGCATGACGCCCATTGCCATTTTCTTGTGCATGGGGATGAATTTGTCGCTGGCCTTCGGGCTTTTGCCCTTCGGTGTCGCGGTTGTTGCATTGTTTGCCATAATTAAGTTCCTTATGGGTTCGGGTTTATCCCAGTGCCGGTGGACACTGCGATGCGTTCGCCAGACATGATCTCGGCCTGCGCAAGCTGCATGGCTGTCTGATTGTCTTGTGCATTCATAGTCATGCGGGCGTTGAGTTCGGCCGACTTGCGGGCATCCTCGCGGTCCTGCTTCATCTGCTCTAGCTGCGGGTCAATCTGGAGCTTCTGCGCCTCAAGCTGCATCTCGGCTTGGGTCTGCATCGCGTCGGCCTGCATCTTCTGGCCCTCGATCTGCATGGCCGTCTGATCCTTCTGCATTTGCATCTGCATCTTCTGGCCCTCAAGCTGCATCTGCGCCTGATCGCGCTGCTGCTGTGCCTGCATCTTCTGGCCCTCGAGCGCGGTGCGCGGATCTTGCGGCGGCTGCGGCGCGAGCTGCTGCATCATCTGCATGGCCTGCGCAATGACAGGCGGCAGCGACGCGAACACCTCGGTCGCGTCGGCGACCACAGTCTGCGACGCCTCGGCCAGCATGCGGTCGAATGCACGGCGTGCCGCGTCGTCCTTGAGGTTCTTCATGTCCTCGGAGATGTCGATGCCGGACGTGTCCTCGGCCAGCTCGAGCACGGTCGACGCGTACCACAGCGCAAGGTGTTCCTTGATGTGGCCCAATATCACCGGCAGATACGACGGCGCGATCAGTTGGCTTGCGCCGAGCGCTGGGTTCGTCATGTACGCCAAGTGCGTCTTGAGGTGGGCGATGTGGTCCTGTTCGGGGAAGGCGACGATCGGCCGGCCCATTGTGGCTGCGACGTTCTCGTTCACCGCGTTCTGCTGCTTCGGCTCCAGCGCTGGGTTGAGCAGCTCCTTCGGGTTCGGCACGCGCAGCGTCTCAAGCAGGCGCTCTTCGACCTTACGCTGGTTGTACAGTTGCGGCAGTGCGGCGGCGCGCTGCGACACGGCCTGCACCTGCGCGAAGCGCTGCGCCTCGCTGAAGATCGCGGGGTCGGACACAGGCACGACGTCCATCGGGCCTTCGAAGTCTGCGCGGGTGGCCAGCACTTCGCCGACCTCGTGCTTCACGTCCGCGTCGTCCAGATACATCGCGTTCAGGCGGTGCAGGATGCGCAGCGTGCGCGCCATTGCGCTGTGCAGACGCGCGTGGATCGACGAGAACACGGTCATGCCCTCTTGGATCAGGGCGAGCGTCGTGCCGACCGGCGCGTTCGGGTTCTGGTCGGCGAGGTTGTCCATCGACGTGCGGACCACGCCCTTGCCGGCGTCGACCACAAAGCCGAGCAGTTGGAACAGGGTCGGCGACGGTGGGTTGAACGGGATCGGCATGGCCAGCTTGCGGACGTCGTCCACGTTGAGGCCACCCTCGATCTCTTCGACCTGCGTCGGCTGGATGTTCAGCGACTGGCCGCCGCGTGTGCCGCCCTTCAGCTTGAGCATCGTCGGCACGTTCTGGATGTGCGCGCTGTCCATCAGTGCGCGCAGTGCGCCGGTCGCGGCAGCGCTCAGGCCGCCGATCATGTGCGGCAGGCCGATCGGATACGCGCCGCGCCACGGGATGAACGGGAACTCGACGAACCAGTCTAGCGGCTCGCGGCTGTCGTCCTCTTCGTCCCAGTTGCGGTAGATCGCAAGCACCTTGCTCGATGGCTTGTCGATCGTGATGATGTACGGCGCGTTGCCGTCGCCCTCAACGTCGGCGATGACGTGGCACTCGAACACGGTGCGCAGGCCGTCTTCGTTGTAGCTGGTGTCGCTGCGGCCCTCGATCTTGTCGTTGGCCACGTCGGCGCTCGAGCGCTCAGGCTCAAGGCCCGGAGGCGTCAGGTCGACGTCGCGGTACATGCCGCTCTCGACGCGCTGCTCGTAGTCGAGCTGCGTCAGGTACTGCACGTGCGTCTTGCGCTGCGCCGTGTAGAAGTTGGTCGCCGCGAACGGCAGATACATGTCGTCGATCATGACGGCAAGGAAGCCGGGGCGGTTGCGCGCCTCGTCCCACGACATCTTGAGGTACTGCGCGCCGCCGAGCGGCACCTGCGTCAGGAGCTGCTCCAGCTCGGAGCGGAACTCTTGGCTTTGCACGGTGAGCTGCCAGTTCATCAGCGACGTCTTGCGCTTCGCCTTCTGGATCTTCTTCATCGTGACTTCGCCCTCGATCAAGTCCTTTGCCGGACCTTGCGGGGGTAGAAGCTCTTTGATGGCGCGCGACGCGAAGTCGATGCACGCCTCGGTCATCATCGGGTGCACGACCTTCGATGCGCCGTTGAACTGCGCGCCGCCGGGGGCGTCGTCGCCCAGACCGGTGCGGCGGATGCCCTCTTCGTACTGCTCGTCGCGCTTCTTGCGCGCCTCTTTGTCGCGGCTGATCAGTTCGAGGAACTTCGACGCCAGAGCTTTTAGGTCCGGTTCGGGCATAGTCTCTGCGAGGTTGTCGTAGAAGCTGCTCTCGCCGGCGGCCGGTCCGTTCTCTTCGAGCGTGACGATAGCGCCACCGTCGTCGGTGTCCTCGACGTCGGACACGTCCTCGCCGTCAAACTCGACCATCTCGCCCTCGATGATGTCTTCTTCCTCGATCATTGCCTAATCCTTATTGCCCATACGGGTTCTGTACCACTTTCGGTGGTGCTTTGTCGATGTCTTGCTTCTTGTCGACCAGCGAGCCGAGCATTCCCTTGTCCATCATCAGGCGCATGGCCTGCGTCGTGCTGTCCACGAAGTCGTCGTGCTTGATGCTGCCCTTGCCGGTGAAGCTGCAAAGCTGCGCCACCAGCGGGTCGGCCCAGACGCGCGGCTTGCCGGGGAACTTGTCGCTCTCGGGCAGGAAGACCCTGCGCCGTGCGAACACGGGGCTGACCACATGCAGGCGCGCCAGCTTGTCTGCTCGGCCGGGGTTGTAGGCGTGCGCCAGTATACCCTCGCGCTCGAGCATCTGTCTCAGGCTGATGCCGCTCCCCTTGTCCTCGATCAACAGGATGTCCGGCTTGCGCCCCGACGTCAGCGGCTTCTTGCTGCCGAACATGGGCGTGATTAACGCGACGTCCTGATCGTCGCCGTATGCCGTGTTCATTTCCTTCTTCACGCGCTTGATCAGGTCGGGCATGCCGAGCTGCTCCTGCCAGCAGTCGAGCAGCAGGGCGTAGCCTTTGGTCTCGTGCTGGAACACACCCCAGACGCTGCACGCCGTGTAGTCGGCGTCGCCGCTCTTCTTGTCGCGGGTTGCCTCGGTGAAGGCGGTGTCGAGCGACATGATGATCCAGTCGAACGCGGGCAGCGGCTTCTTCGATGGCCACAGCTTGAGCCAGCTCCGCTTGATGACGCCGCTCTCTTCGGGGTCGATCAGCTCGCCGTACAGTTCCTGCCGGCCGAGCGTCGTGCCTTCGTACTGCTCGAGCTGCTCGAAGAAGCGATCGGGCAGGTTGTCCTTGTTGTCGAACGTCGCGCCGGAGATGATGACGCGGCCGGCCTTCGGCACGATCAGCTTACGCACCAGCTCGACCGGACGCGGTGTCGTTGTCCACACCACCTGCGGTGCCTTGCCCAGACGCAGGCCCATCATGGCCATGTCCCACGTCTCTTCGGCGTTCTGCCACGCGGCAAGCTCGTCGCACCAGATGAACTCGTGCTGCGGGCCGCGCAGACGCGCCGGCTTTTCGCTAGTGAAGCCGCGTATGACCGTGCCGCTCTTCATCTCGAGTACGAGATCCGAGCTGTTGTAGCGCTTGATCAGCGGTTCGGGGATGACGTTGAGCAGGCCGCTCTCGCCTTCGAAGGCCGTGTGCTTCACGTCGGAATAGGTGGGACAGATCACGGCGCAGTATGTGTTCGGCACTTCGGCCGCCCTCGCGCCGAGCCACTCGGCACCGATGCGTGTCTTGCCGAACCCGCGTCCGGCCATGAAGCCGCACTCGCTGAAGTCTTCGTGCGGGATCTGGTTCGGTCGCGCCGTGGCCGACCAGCGTTCTTGCCAGTCGACATAGACCTGCATCTGGTGCGGCAGTGTCGCGACGGCGGTGGGGTCGAGGGCGTCAAGCATTGCGGTAGAGCGTCAGGGTTTCGCGCAGTTCGGCGTTGGCTGCGCGGATCTTGTCGTAACGCTCGTTGGCCTGATGCAGCGCATAGTTCATGGCGTACTTCTCCGTCGCGTGGATCTTCGCGTCGGCTTCAAGTTCGCGGATGCGCCGCCATGGGTTGACGATCAGGGCGAGCTTCATTCGGCGTCACGCTTCGATGAGCGAAGGCGTTCGCCGAGGCGCAGCGCCAGTTCCTGTGCGTCGATGATGTTGATCTCTTTGCCGTCCTTGCCGGTGATCTCGGTGGTGGTCTTCGTGCCGTACTTGTCCGGCCGCCAGAAGCCGAGCAGCTTCAGGCGATACTCTGCGCGGTTGCGCGCCCAGCTTATCGAGCCGTTGTCGATCTTGCCGTCGTGGCGCTCGGGCGGCGTGTCGACGATCTCGAGCACGTGGTCGGCCACGGCGTCACCGCCAGCGGCTCTAGCCTCCGCGTGCGCAAGCGACAATGCTTCGTCTTCGCGGACCCACTGCTGCCAAGCGACTGTGCTAAATTTCAAGTCGCGACTGATCGACGTCAACGTCTCGCCGAGCGACAGGCGCTCAAGCACCTCCGCCACCAACTTCTCAGTCTTCTTTGCCGGGTACGGCATCGTCTGCATGCTCCGTTCGTTTACACAGTGCTACCAGTCACAAGGGGCCAAATAACACCAGCCGAGGCGCAGCGCAAGGGGCTAGAACACAAACCTGTTCCCCGACACCACGAACGGCAGCCGACCACGATCGCACATGTTCTGCAACGAACGCTCGATGTCGCGGCGTCGCAGGTCACGCTTAGGCTTCTC